TCAGAAAAATGCTGGAAGGGATATGAAAAGAAAGGTATGAAGACAATGTTTGGAAAGAAATATCCAAACTGTGTTAAGAAAAAGAAGACAAGAAAAGAAGAAGTGGAACTTGATGAAAAATGTTGGGATTCACATAAGCAAGTTGGTATGAAAAAGAAGGGTGGCAAGATGGTCCCCAATTGCGTTCCTAAGAATGAAGAAGTTGAACCAAAAGAAGTTTGCCCATACTGCAGTTGTGATCCCTGTGAATGTGAAGGTGTAGCAATTGAAGAGGCAGTAAGAGTTCCTGCAAAAACTGGTAACATTCTGTCCGTCATGGTTACATGGAGAGGTAAAGGATATTCTATCAAGATATTCTTCCCACAAGCAAAGAGACCTACCAGGCAGGAAGTTGAACTCGAAGTTCAAAAGATCTATCCTGGTGGTAGAGTAAGATATATGGAAATTGCGGATGTCAAACCTGGTGAGCAATTCCTGCAGGTTTCTGAGGGTGCTGCATGGACTAAGAAGTCTGGTAAGAACAAAGAAGGTGGTCTCAATGAAAAAGGACGCAAGTCTTATGAAAGAGAGAACCCTGGTTCTGATCTAAAAGCACCTTCTAAGAAGAAAGGTAATAAGAGAAGAGCATCATTCTGTGCAAGAATGAAAGGTATGAAGGCAAAACTAACTTCTGCCAAGACTGCTAGAGATCCTGATAGCAGAATTAATAAAAGTTTGAGAGCTTGGAATTGCTGATTGATTTATGAATGATGTATACCTTGGTAATCCTAATTTAAAAAAAGCAAACACTCCCCAAGAGTTCACAAAAGAACAGATTGAGGAATTTATTAAATGTAAAGAAGATCCCGTATATTTTGCAAAAAATTATGTAAAGATCGTAACACTTGATCATGGTCTTCAACCATTCAAGTTGTATGACTTTCAGGAAAAGTTAGTCAATAGATTTCATAAAAATAGATTTAACATCTGTAAGATGCCTCGTCAGACTGGTAAGTCTACAACGTGTGTGTCTTATCTACTTCACTATGCAGTCTTTAACGATAGTGTAAATATTGGTATCCTGGCAAACAAAGCAGCAACTGCCCGAGAACTTCTCGATAGGTTACAAACTGCTTATGAGAACTTGCCACGATGGATGCAGCAGGGTATTATATCCTGGAACAAAGGTAGTTTGGAGTTAGAGAATGGGAGTAAAATACTGGCAGCATCTACGTCTGCAAGTGCTGTCCGAGGTATGTCTTTTAACATCCTCTTTCTCGACGAGTTCGCATTCGTCCCGAACCACGTTGCTGACTCGTTCTTTGCCTCTGTTTATCCTACTATTACTTCTGGTAAAAGTACCAAGGTAATTATTGTATCTACTCCACATGGTATGAATCATTTCTACCGTCTGTGGCATGATGCGGAAAGAGGGAAGAATGAGTATATTCATACAGATGTTCACTGGTCAGAAGTTCCAGGAAGAGATTCTAAGTGGAAAGAACAGACTATTGCAAATACTTCAGAAGCACAATTCAAAGTTGAGTTTGAATGTGAATTTCTAGGATCAGTTGACACACTGATTGCCCCCAGTAAATTGAGAACATTGGTGTATGATTCACCAATGCATAAGAATGCAGGTTTAGATGTATATGAACCTGTAAAAAGTAATCATGATTATATAATGACAGTAGACGTTGCTCGTGGTGTTGGCAATGATTACTCGGCATTTGTGGTTGTAGATATCACAGAGTTTCCTCATAGAGTTGTAGCAAAGTATAGGAACAATGAGATCAAACCAATGTTGTTCCCAAGTGTCATCTATGAAGTTGCAAAAAATTATAATAGTGCATATATTTTATGCGAAGTTAATGATGTTGGAGATCAAGTAGCATCAATTCTTCAATACGACCTTGAATATCAGAATGTTCTTATGTGTTCAATGAGAGGACGTGCTGGCCAGATTGTTGGGCAAGGATTCTCAGGTAAGAAGACACAACTAGGTGTCAAAATGTCCAAGACGGTTAAGAAAGTGGGATCACTTAACCTCAAAGCTATGATTGAAGAGGATAAGTTAATCTTTAATGATTATGAGATAATTGCCGAACTTACCACATTTATATCAAAGCACAATTCATTTGAAGCAGAAGAAGGATGTAACGATGACCTTGCAATGTGTCTTGTAATCTATGCATGGTTGGTAGCACAAGACTACTTCAAGGAACTTACCGATCAGGATGTTCGTAAAAGAATATATGAAGAACAGAAGAATCAAATTGAGCAAGACATGGCACCATTCGGATTTATGGATGATGGACTAGAAGACACTAGTTTTGTTGATGCTCAGGGAGATCGTTGGTCTAATGCATCAGTTGGTGAATATGGTGATATGTCATATATGTGGGATTATAATTAATGGATACTAAGCATAATGAATATTGATGAGCAAATCAAACTGGGACATCTATTATTATATGATAGAGAATGTAGAGTTTGTGGTCAGTCTAAGAATCTTGTAAGTGAATTTTATAGAACCCGTAAAGATAGAGGACCTGTAGCATCTTCATATTCTTATGAATGTAAGGAGTGTACTATAAGAAGGATAATGAAAAATAAGAATTGCGATAATCGATGGGAATATCCAGATTGGTAGTTCACGTCAAGTTTCCCACATGAAAAGTGACATTTTAATAAATATTTTTTAGATAAACTGAATCACACGGAGAAAAACATGGCGACTCCTCAATTATCTCCAGGAGTATTAATCCGAGAGGTTGACTTAACTGTTGGAAGAGCTGATAATGTATTAGATAATATTGGTGCCATTGCCGCGCCATTTGCAATCGGTCCTATCGATTATCCTATTGACGTTTCTACCGAACAAGGACTAATTAATAGTTTCGGTAAACCAATTTCAACAGATAGTCAGTACGAGTACTGGATGTCAGCATCTTCTTTCTTATCTTATGGAGGAGTCCTTAAGGTAGTAAGAACGGATGGAACTAATCTAGTCAACGCAAACGCAGCAATTGGTGCTGATCAGAAGACTTCAACTGTCGGAGATGCATCACTAAAAATTAAAAATATTGATGATTACAACCTAAATCATGCGGACGAAGTAGCAAGTTATGCGTTTGCTGCTAAAACTCCTGGTGAGTGGGCAAATGAACTCAAGGTTGCCTTTATTGATGATAGAGGAGATCAAATCCTAACTGTATCTGATGCAACTGGTGTAGTTGTTGGTTCTGCAGTTACATATGCTTACGATAACGAAGTTCTAGTTTCTGGTGGTTCAACTTCAGCACTATCTGGTCAAACACTAGAAGGTGTTGTTACCGAAATTGACGGACTTGATATTACAGTCAAGGTTGTTCAGAGAGTATCTGTAGGTGGCACGGAATATCCACTTGATTATTCAGAAGGTTCTGAAGTAGCATCTTTCCCCGAAACTGCAGTCATTGGTACTGCTGCTGGTGAGATTTCAATCGGTGCTGGACTTGCTGCAACCGTCACCTCACAAAAAGATTGGTATGATCAGCAAACAATTTCACTAGACAACGGACTCATTTACTGGAGTCAGATTGCACCAAAACCTGGAACTAGCAACTATGCTAATGACAGAAGTGGTAGATCAGATGAACTACACGTAGCAGTCATTGATGATTATGGTAGTGTAACTGGAATCAAGGCAAATGTTGTTGAGAAGCACATTGGTCTTTCTAAGGCAAAAGACGCAGTATCTGCAGTAAATTCACCACAGAAAATCTTCTATACTCAGTATCTTGCAGATTTCTCAGAGTATATCTATGTCGGAGACAACGTTTCTGATGGAAGTGGTAACGAAGAAGTTGCAGTATCTAAAGCAGGTGCCTCTGTTGCTTCTGGACTTTGGGGTCAAGATGCACAAGATATTGATTTTGCATCTGTTGGTAATATCACCTACAAACTAAAAGGTGGTAAGGATTATGCAAGTGGCAATCAGAGAATGAAAGCAACTCTTGGAGATCTTGTTACGTCATACAGACTCTTCAGAAATGAAGAAGAATTCCCACTTGATTATCTAATCATGGGTCCTGGTTGTTCAACCAAGTATGAGTCACAAGCAAAGGCACAAGAACTGATTGCAATTGCAGAACTTAGAAAGGATTGTGTTGCTGTAGTTTCACCTCATCGTGCTGATGTTGTTGATATTGCTAATTCAGAAACTCAGACAAATAATATTCTGGAGTTCTACTCACCACTTGCATCCTCATCTTATGCAATATTTGATACTGGATACAAGTACACTTACGATAGATTTAACAATAGATTCCGTTACATTCCAACGAATGCAGACATTGCTGGTCTATGTGTAAGAACTTCTATTGAAGCATATCCTTGGTTCTCACCTGCAGGACAGCAAAGAGGAGTTATTAACAATGCAGTTAAACTTGCATATAACCCTAATAAAGCACAGAGAGATCGTCTCTATCCTAAGAGAATCAACTCAGTCATCAATTCACCAGGAACAGGTATTATCCTCTTCGGTGATAAGACTGCACTAGGTTACAACTCAGCATTCGACAGAATTAACGTTCGTCGTCTATTCCTTACAGTGGAGCAAGCACTCAAGAGTGCTGGTGACGCACAACTCTTTGAACTCAACGATGAGATTACAAGAGCAAACTTTGTTAATATCGTAGAACCTTACCTCCGCGATGTTCAAGCAAAGAGAGGTCTCTATGGATTCCTAGTTGTTTGTGATGAATCTAATAATACTCCCGACATCATTGACAACAATGAATTCAGGGCTGACATTTTCCTCAAGCCTACAAAATCAATCAACTACGTCACTCTAACATTTGTTGCAACACGCACAGGTATTAGTTTTGAAGAAGTTGCTGGCAGAGTTTGATATTCATTTTTTATAAATCTAATCAGGGAGACTAAACTAAAATGGCAAACAACAAGCCCTCACTTAAGAACTTATCATCATTCAAGACAAGACTTGCTGGTGGTGGTGCAAGACCGAATATTTTTGAAGTACAATTGGATCAGTTTCCTGCAGAGGTTCAATCTCTGTGGGGATCTGAAGAGCAAGTTGACTTCAGATTTTTCTGCAAGACAGCTCAACTTCCAGCATCTAATATTGCTGCAATCGAAATTCCTTTTAGAGGTAGGACATTGAAGGTTGCGGGAGACCGCACCTTTGATACCTGGACCGTTACGGTTATCAACGATGAAGACTTTAAGATCAGACATGCTTTCGAGGCATGGATGAATCTACTCTCCAAACTTGATAATGCAACTGGTGCAGTTAACCCAACCTCATATATGAGGAATGCAACTGTTCACCAACTTGGTAGATCAGACAGACTCGAAGGAACAAAAGTTCGTAACAATGTTACTACTGCTGGTCCTGGTGGTGGATCCACAGGAAGTGGTGACACTACTGTCCTAAGATCATATAATTTCATTGACATTTTCCCAACAAATGTTTCTGCAATTGATCTTTCTTATGACACCACGGATAGTATTGAAGAATTCTCAGTTGAATTCCAAGTTCAATACTTTGAAATGGCAAATGGTCCTGGAACCCTCAAGTAATACCTAACTAAATAGGTAAAACTTAGCAATTAAATTATGGCTAGACTTTTTGGATTTTCAATTGAAGATTCAGACCCTAAGTCACCGTCAATCGTCTCCCCCGTGCCTCCGAATAATGAGGACGGGGTTGATCATTATCTAAGTACGGGATTTTTTGGATCTTATGTTGATATAGAAGGTGTATATCGAACAGAGTTCGATTTACTTAGAAGATATAGAGAAATGTCTCTACATCCTGAAGTAGATAGCGCTATTGAAGATATTGTAAATGAAGCAATTGTTTCAGATTCTGATGACTCACCAGTAAAAATTGAGTTATCAAATCTTAATGCTAGTGATGGTATTAAGAGTAAGATTAGAGAAGAATTTAAGACTATTCTAGATTTATTGGATTTTGATAAAAAGTCTCACGAAATTTATAGGAATTGGTACATTGACGGAAGACTTTATTACCATAAGGTAATTGATTTAAAAAAACCTCAAGAAGGTATTCAAGAGTTACGTTATATTGACGCAATGAAAATGCGTTATGTTCGTAAGACCAAAAAGGACAACTCT